CGCGATACTCGTCGAGCCGCTCGGCGCCGCGCTATCCAGCGATTGGCCAGGCATCCAATCCACCTGCAGCGTCACGGTCTGATCGGTCTCGAAGATCAGATCAGCCCACCGCCACCGTTTCTGATGGCTGATCGCGGGTTGGCCCTTGTCGTTGACACCGTAGAGGGTCTTGGTGTGCCAGACCGTCAGAAACGGCGCGCCGTTGAAATCCGTCCCGTTCCACAGGTGATAGACGTAGCCGCCGACGGTGCGCGAGGGCTCGCCGCCGAGGAGAAAACTCGCCTGCGTTGCGGTGTCGGCCTCATACGCCGCGCTCATCGCCCAATCCCGCCCATACCAGACGCCATGCCGATAGTTCCAGACGACCGCCGTCGTGCATTCGGTCGCGGCGCCGGTGGCGAAGAACCAGGCGATCTCACTGCGTTGCGTGTCGTGGAGCGCGAAGTACTTGCCGCGCACCGCATAACTCGCGTTCGCCAGCGTCTGTCGGATCGGATTGCTGATGATGACGTCGTTGTCGCCGTCGAACAGCCTGATGTCAAAGAGTGGCGTCAGGTAGGCAATCGTCACCGTCGCGGTCACCTGAAACTTGCCGGTGACGTCGGTGTACTTACTGCCGGCCGGGACGCGCACGGCGGCGCGGTGATGGACGCAGCCGGTCTGCGCGTTGGTGCGAATGCGCGTCCAGTCGAGCAGGTTGCCGATCACCTGGCCGGTGCCGCTGACCGCCCAGATCGCGCGCTCGCTGAAAATGATCAACTGCCCTTCGTAGTTGCCGAGGGCGCCGGTGATCACGTCGCCGACCGTTTCGCTGTCCGAGCAGTCGAGGAAGTTTTCCGCGGTCAGGACCGAGGCCGGCAGCGCCGGATCGCTGAACCAGGCGCGAGTGGGGAAGGCGTCGGTGCGAAACCACCACATGCGCTGCTTGTGCGACTCGCAGTAGTAGGCGCCGACCGGCGGCGGATCACCGTGCTCCTCCATGACCCGGTTCTGCAGGACCGTCAGGTCATCGACGTTATCGACGAACGACACCGTGCTGCGGCCATCGACATAGGCGACGAAGTAGTAGACGCTGCCGGTCCCCGACGTGCGATAGATTTCGTAGCCGGTGACCGCGGTATTCGCATCGACGCCCCACGACAAATTCACCTGGCCATTGGCGACACTGAGAATGTTCGACGCCTTCGAGCCCGTCTGCCTGGTGCCGCTGACGAGCGAGAGGATCTTGTAGGCGTAGGTGCCGAGGAGATAGCCGGCCGACGACGACAGCACCGCGGTCGGAATCGGGCTCTGCGTCGCGCCGGCGGTCGTGACGGCGACGCCGGTCAGGGTCAGCGGCGCGATGACGCCGTTGGCGATGTACACCGTGTCGCCAAACTGCGCCCAGTCGACGACCCGGTTCAGGGAGGCGGCGCCGGCATCTGTGAGGCGCGTCCACGTCCCGCCGACATCGGTCGAGTAGAGGAGTTCCCAGTGCGCGACGCCGTCATCGAAGATGGCGAGCTCGCGGCGCACGGTCGTCCCGCCGCCCTGCTGCTTGTAATGAAAGAGGCCGCGCACGCAGGTGGGCAAGCTGCCGACGCTGAAGATGGGCGTCGCGTTCTGTGCCGTGTAGCCCGCGATCTTTTTCGCGCGCCCGTACTTGTCGAGGAACAGATTTTTGCTGCCGCTGCTCGAAAAGATGTCGGGCAGAATGACGGAATGGATCCCCTCCTGGGTGCCGAGGAAGGCATCGAAGAGTTGGACCTGGAGGGGAATCGGCATGACGTGTCAGGCGAGCTCCAGGATCACGGTCGCCACCACCGTCGTGGTATTGGCCGCCGCGGCCCAGTTCGTGCCATCGACGAGCGCGAAGCCGACCTGGGTCGCCGAATACCGGAAGCACCACGCCTCGCACAGCGCCCCATTGTTTTTCGCCTGCGCCACGCGACCCGGCGCCACGGTCTGAATCGCGCCGGTCGGGACGGTCGCCAGGAGATAATTCGCCGCACCGCCGAGCGAGGTCGTGCCCAGTTGCAGATTCCAGATCAGCGTCTTGCCGACGAGGGTGTAGCGGTTGAGCGCCACGTCCCCCACATCCACGACCCACGTCCCGACATTGGTGAGGAAGTTGGCCGCGTTGAAGGGCACGTCCTGCCAGTGCCCGATCGTGATGTCGCCACTGAACAGCGGGGAGCCGGCCGTATTCATGCTCAGGCCCAACCCCGTCCCGTCGGCCACGAGGGTCACGTTGCCGGACCCCTGCACACTCAGGCGCCACGTCTGGTTGCCGGGCGTGCCGCCCTTCAGCGCGACGGGGTTGGTAAACGTCCAGAGCCCCGAGGTCGTGCCGTCCACGTCGTGGCACGCGAGCGTCTTGCCCGCGACCCCTGGCGACGTGTTGGCAACGGTGACATCCGCCATCAGCGAATCTCGTAGCAAATATCGAGGTCGGCGCTGCCGCCGCTGACCGTCGCGTACAGCGGGGTGCCCGGCGACAGCGGATTGCCTTCCCACTGTCGCGTGCCGGCGTCATAAAAGAGTTGGATCGAGGTATCGGCGGCGGCCATCGGCAGCCGGGCGATGACGGTGCCGCCGTTGCCGTCGGTTAGGGCGAGGCGCCCAGAGGCGGCGAGCGTGCCGACGCTGGCCGTGATCCAGCGGAGATAGATCCGCTCGTCGGCGGCCGGCGTCACGACCGGACCGTTGGCGCTGACCGCGCCGCGAAAGACGAACACGCCTCGGGCCATCGGGATCCTCTCAGGTGTCGTGCGAATAGCGGTACTGGTACGGCGCCGGCCGGTCCCGCCGGAACCCGGTCAGCGACGCGACGACGGGTTCAAAGATCGTGGTCGCGAGCGCGGTGTACTGCGCGACGTCGTCATCAAGGCCGGTGCGGATCATCTGCACGGCAAACGTCGCGAGCGGCGTCAAGCACAGATCGGCGTAGGCGACCGGGTCTGCCACCGTGACATCCGCCTGCTGCTGCAGGCCGTACCAGCGCACGCTATAGGCGTTGTCTGGATACGGTGCCCAATAGAGCAGCCGGCCGTTCGTATACGCCTGCCACGGGCGCCCGCCGCCGCCATTCGAGCCGCCGACGAGCGACGGCGCGACGGCGCCGGTCCCCGCGTGCCCGCCCGTCTCGCGAATCAGATCGATCGGCGACATCGGACGGCCTGTCTGCAGATCGAGCAGATACAACCGATCGAGCCGGATCACGCCAATCGGAAACGTGGTTGTTTCCTGCCCGGCCGTCGTCGTGATCGTCCCCGAGGTGTCGCCGTGGATTTCCGGATGTAGCGCGAACACACTTTCGAGGTAGTCCTGCGCCATGTTCGCGGCGGTGAGCGCCGTCGCGACATCCTTGCCTCCCGGTGCGATCTGCAACTCGGGAAACAGGACTTTCATCCGATCGAGGACCGCTTGCCCGGTCGCCACGCGTTACTTCTTCGGGTTGCGATACGGCGTGTGCGTCTTCTCGTCCTTGTCGTCGTCGTCCTTGTCCTTCTTGTCGGCCACGACCTCGGCATCGTGGACGTGCCGCTCCACAGCCGCGGCCTGGCGACGCCCCTCCTCGTGCAGGCGCCGCGCCTCCTCGGGCGTGTGTGCGGTGCCGACGGGCGGGACGTGACCGACGTGATCGGGGACAAACATGGCGGGCGCCAGCTTGACGTGCCCGGTCGCGTCCACGACCTCGTGCGCGGGGATGACATGCCCCGCGATGATGTGCCCGGCGGCATCATGGTGGGGCTGATAGGCGGGGATCTGATCCATGAGGCGCTGGACACAGACGGCGCCGTCGGTGCCGACGCCGAGTTGCAGGATGAGTTCTTCGGGCGTGATCATGGGGGTTACTCCGCGTGATGGTCACTGAATTTGGAGCCATTCGAATGGCCGCGCATTGAAATCTGGATGCGCGCATGGTCGACGACGTCGCCGGCGACGTCACGGACGTATTGCTGGCGGTCGCGTTGCGCGCGATCGTAGTCGCGCCGCACTTCCTCGACGATGCGATCGAAATACAACCGCCCACTCCCCCACTTGCGCGGCGAGCGGTCGTAAACCTTGGCGAGCGTCCGCGCGTCGAGTGGGAGATACGCCCCCGAAGGGTGCGCCTGCACCGGAAAGAGCAAGCTCCAGCCGGGATGCATGTGGAACGTGACGTCGGGGTTCTGCGCCCAGACGATCCACCGCTCGGCGAGCGGATGCCACGTCACCTCCAGCCGCGGATCGATGGCGTGGAGCTCGTCGCGAAACGCCTGCGGCCCGAACCGGACGCCGAAGCGATTGGGGCCGAAGTAGTGGAGGCTGCGCGCCGGATCGGTCGGCGCCGGCGCCGCACGCGGGACCGTGATGGTCCCGACGTCGCCCGGCGAGCGCCACGATCCGCCCGAGACCGGCCGGTCGGGCCGATCCTCGGAATAGTGGAGCGGATCGTCGGGGATCTGCACGTCAGTGACTCCCGAAGGCGTACGTGTGCAGTTGTTTGTGTAAATCCTTCTCGGATTTCGCGTTCGCGAGGTGTTTGCCCATCTTCGATCGCGCCTGATTGCGCGACGTCGCGGACATCGGCTCGTAGGACTCGCGGAAGGCGCAGATCGGGCACTCCCAGAAGCCTTTTTCGTCGTTCTCGATGAGATCGGTGTAGACGCGCGGCTTCGGGAGCCCGCGCTGCCACTCGGGGATGTCGATCGTCGTCGTGTCGGGCTGCAGCAGGATCGCCAGCTTCTGGCGGTCGCCGTTGCTGTCGAAATACGACGACACGCGCCCGGCATCACTGCCGACGCCGCCGCGGTGGTAGCGCCCGTAGGAATCCCAGGTACACATGGTCGGATAGCGCGGATAGTTGGGATCGCGCCTGACCTGTTGCTGGTAATTCGTCTCCCACTTCTGCAACTGGTCGAGATACTGCTGCGCGGCGGCCTTCACCGCCTCGAAGCCTGCCCACGTCTGGCCCGTGGCCTGCGCCGCCTGGTCGAGGCGGTACAACTCGTCGAGGGCCGTCAACGCGTTCCGATCGACGCCCTTCGGCACGCCCTGCATCGTCGCCTGCTGCGGCGATTCGCCGAGATGCGCGATCAGCCAGGTGTTGGCCTCGATGCTGTAGAGGACCGGGTCAAAAACCGTGGGCAAGGATTCGAGCACTGCCATACGTGACTCCTACGCGAAGGTGATCCCGCCGCCGCGCACGTTGTAGACATGGGCGTCGGCGACGAGATCGTGATTGGCCGCGGTGCCGGCCGAGCGGGCGACCGCGACCTGGATGGCGATCGTCTGCGGGCCGGTATTGGCGCCGACAACCGCCGCCGCCGTGACGGTGACCGCCGCATTGCCGACGGCGCCGGCGGTCGCGGCGATCGCGGCCTTGGTGCCGACCACGGCTTTCGCCGCCGCGCCGGCCACCCGGCTGACGACGATCGTCCACATGGACACTTCCGCCGCATCGCCGTCGCCGAGGGCACCACAGATCGTCAAATCCAGCCCGCCGGCCGCTTGCACGTTCGGAATGGTCAGCGTACCGATGGTGACCGCGGTCGCATCCGCCAGGCCGTTGATGGCCAGCGTGCGGTGCATGACGGAGAGCGGATCCCCGTCTTTATAGCCACGGGCGTAGCGTTCCAGCTTCGTTTCCCGGCGTCGCGCGACGCCGGTGGGGCGTTGGATGGTGGCCATCGGTTACGACTCCGCGATGTCCTTGATCTGCACGCCGGCGGGCGGGGAATCCGTCAGCAACTGCCCCTGCCAGTACCAGGCGACCTGGAAACTCGCGTTCGGCGTCTGGCGGAAGAACGGGATGTTGTCGAAGATGTCCGAGATCGGGGCCGGGGTCTCGTTTTCGCCGACGCCGAGGAAGAAATGCGATCGGTCGAAGCCGACGATCGTATTGCTCTCGAAGAACGGATCGAAATGGACCGCGACGCCGCTGAATTCGTACGGGCTCTTGCCGTCGCCGTCCGGTCCCGCGCCCTGGGGGCCGGTGCCGCTGCGACCGATGCCGCCGCCGAGCGGTTCGGCGCGCCCCGCGGTGAAGTACGTATCGGCGCGGATGATTTCGTGATAACGCCGCCCGATCGCGAGGTTCATGAACCAGTTGGACAGCTTCGCGCCGACCTTTTCACGCACCTGATCCTCAGCCTGCAGCCACAAATCTTCCGTGAGCGCGCGGGCGACCCCGGCGTTGCTCAGGACCGGCGATTTCCAGAAGTCGTTGCCGGCGACACTGCGATCGAGCCCGCCAATGTTGGCCACCTGCGTGCCGGTATTGCCCGCGTTCCACGCCAACTGCGGATTGACGCTGTTGATCACGCCGAGCAACCCGTTCATGTGCAGTTGCTGCGACGCGGTCATCGTGCTGGCGATGGTGAAGTAGTCGTTCGCGGCGGTGCCGGCGGCGGCGGTGCCGGTCCTGACGGTGCGGCCGACCGCATCGACGGCGGTGACGGTCAGGTTGGCGATCCCGCGCGTGGTGGCGTCATCGGTGTTCGCGATGAGGTCGACCGGCATCCCCGGCTCGACGCGCGGCAGGTAGCGGACGGTCACCGGGTCGGTATTCGACGCGGCGGCCAGGGCGCCGAGCTCGCCGCGGCCCGTGCCGAGGAGATCGGCGTTGAGCAGGCGGAAGATGCGGCGGCGCAGGCCGTCGTCCATCATCTGGATCGCCTGCTGGAAGGCAAACTTGCTGGTGCGCGCGTCCTGAATCAGCTTCCACGACAACTCGTAGATGCCGACGAACTCCTTGAGCGCGTAACTGGCCTCGGTCGTCGCCGGCGAGAGCGCGGTCGGCAGCGTGCCGCCCTGGGTGATGCCGGTCCACGCGCCGGGGTTGCGCGTCAGGATGGGAATCAGGAACTGGCCGCGGCCGCCCATGTCCTTTTTGGTTTTGGCCAGGACATTCCACAGCGGGACTTCCTGGGAGGCGATGTACTGGAGGCGGTCGGCGCCGTAGGTGTAGCGCAGACCCGTCGCGGTAATAGCCATCTGTGGTTCTCACGCGGCGTGCGACGTCCCGGGCGGGCGGATCTCAGGTATTCGGCGCGCCGGCAATCAGCGGGAAGAGGGCATCGGCGAGCTCCGTCGGCGTTTCACTGCCGGGGATCCGCCCTTTCTGGCGCGCAATCTTGAGCGGTTGCTGCGTACGGATCGGCGACGCCTGTCGTGCCGCCGCCGCCCGCTGCTGGTTCTCCTCGTTGACGATCGTCCGCGCATAATCGAGGCGCTGAGCGACGAGTCGTTGGAGTTCCGCCACCGCCTCGGCGTGTGGCACCTGGTCCCAGCCTTGATGCGCGTGATAGACGTCCTCGATGAGCGCGTTCGCCTTTTCGTTGTTGGGCAACTTGAGGTTATTGCGCGCCGCCGAGAACAAGCCCTGCACCTGCGAGACGCGACTTTGGCCCGAGAGCGTGCCATAGCCCTGCTCCATCTGCTGGACGCGCTGCTGCATCAGCCCGAGGGCTTGCTGGTACTGCTGCATCGCGCCGACGATGTGCTTAACGATGGTCGCCTGCGTTTTCCCGTCGACATACGGGAGCGCCTCCAGTTGGGCGTAGAGATCCTGGCCCTGGGGAGACTGCTGGCCAAACCGCGCCGTCACTTCGCGCGCCGCACGCTGCAGGGTGGCTTTCTCGGCTTCGAGCGCCTTCTGTTGCTGCGTGAGTTGCGCGCGATCCTGCTGACGCATGCGCGTCAGATCCGCCTTGGGAACGTAGCCGCCGACAAAATCCTTGTATTTGACGGGGGCCGTCGCGCCCGGGAGCAGAATCTCGGAGTCGTCCGTCAGCGTAATCGGGGTCGACGCGGGGGCGCCGCCGCCGATCGGGGCTGCCGGGCTCGGGGATCCGCCACCAGAGGGCTCGCCGCCCGCCAGGGTTCCATCAGCCATCGTGATCGCCTCGCTTCTCGAATGGATGCCCGAGTGCTGGACCGCCAGAATCGGCGCCGCTCATTCGGTGTGCATCCGCGTTCGCCAGGCGACCCGAATGGCCGCGACTCACCTGGAACGGATGGCTCGCAGCCTGACAGGCGCGCCCTAGGGCACGCAACTTAACTGGTTGGTAAATGCCGCATCAGCGTCATGCGGAGGACGCGCTGCACGCTGACCTTCCGCTCGCGGGCGACGCGCACGGCTTTGGCGTAGAAGGACTGCGGGATCCAGACCGTGATCTGGTGCATCGGGTCGCCGGGGTAGATGACGGGGCGGCCCATCTTGCGCGGTGGCGGCGGCACCGGCTCACTCATGGCGTCACGCGCGCCTCACATGGGGGGCCGCGGGGGGCCAGGCGGCATCCCGGGCGGCGACGGGGGCGGAGGCCCCGCCGGGCCAGGCCCCGGTTGCCCCGGCCCGCCCGCGGCCTGGTGCATGAAGTCACTGAGCATCTGCGGCATCTGCGGCGCGTGCATCTGCTGAAACCGCATCTGCTCCATCGTCTGGTCGACGGTCTCGGCGGCGGCTTTCGCGGCGGCCTGCTGCGTCGCCTGCGCGATGGCGTTCTGCATGGCCCCGGCTTGCCCGGCCGACGCCTGCGCCTGCGCCGCCTGTTGCAGGAACTGATGGTGCGCCGCCCAGCGTTGGTTGAACGCGTCCTGAATCGGCGGCGACGCTTCGAGGAACTCCGTCGTCTTCATCGCCGCCTCGAGCTCGTCGAGCCACGCCGGATGATCGTAGTAGGGCATGACCGGCGGGATCGGCTCGGCTTTCCACAGGCGCGCAATCAGGGCGCGGGCGAGCTTGCGATCCTGGACGACGCGGCTCTCGCGGCCATCGTCGCCAAACTGGAGATCCGCCGCGATCTTGCTGCGATCGAGCTGGCCGGTGCGCGGATCCTGATAGAGGACGGCCAGCGGGCCCTGGAGGCGCTCGCGGATGCGCGCCTCGCGCAGCGCGCGGAGCTCGGGCAGGAGACTGCCGCGCTCGACGGTGACGTTGAAATTGGTCCCGGCGCCGAAGAGTTCTTCCTTGTGAAACTCGTAGACCTCGTCGCGCTGCGTGCGGTCGGTGTAGTGCAGGGT